CCATCCCGACCGCCGTCCCCCTCCGCACCCCGACAACAACCCGAGTCGCAAGCAGCGGTAGTAGTGTTACCATCATCGCTGCTAATACGGCGCGTCGCGGCCTCAGTGTTCATAACCAATCAACACAAACCCTGTATCTGAGCTTCACTTCCCCGGCCACAAGCGCCAACAGCTTTATTTCCATGGTCCCCGAGTCCTTCCTACTCCTAGATCAACAACTCATGGTGTCAAATGCCATCTATGGCATCTGGGCCAGTGCTAATGGCGCCGCGCAAGTAACCGAGTACGTATAAACCATGGCACTATACATTACACCCAATGTAACTGGCAATCCGGGTGAAATTCAGTACAACAACAACGGCGTCCTTGGCGGTGTTGATAATGTCACTAATGTAACGCTGTCTCGTCTTCTTGAAGCTGAAAAGATACGCACTAACGGTTCGTATACAATTGGCACCCCTGGATCCGTCCCCTTCGGTGTCGGCCCCATCGCGCCTGTAGGTGCGGATCTTGCCCCCATCGGCCCCGACCAGTACGCGGTGATCGACATCGCATCGGGGAGTTTTTGTTGAACGGACACGCCGGTATCCGTTGAAAGCACAGTAGTGTAGTACTGTGTAACATGGAAATTCGCCTATACAGAGCGTTGCCGGAGGACCGAGGTCCCTCTGTTCAACCTCCGGCATCCGATGAATCCGGCAACCCCGTGATCGGTGTCACCTGTCTGGAACGTAACGCTGACCCCAACGCCAACAATCACACCGGATACGACTACTGGGGTGCGTATGCCGATAGTAGTGAGCTATTGGATGATTGGGAGACAAGGGTGAACGCCAATGTACTAGAGCGGATCGAATACACCGAACTCCCGAGCCCCCTAACCTTTTACCCCGCCCCGTTCAGTGGTGGGGGCGTAACAACTTTTATCCGAACACGCGACGACCAAGGTAGATTCGTTGCCGACGATCCTGCTACGCCCGATGTGAACGAGGCGTGGACTGAGGTGACGCTGCCGTAATACACATAGACTAAAAATTTATCGCAACTCTTTTCCTAGCCATGTCCGTCACCACCCCATTGCTCCGCATCAAAGAACGCATCGTAGGTCCTAGAGGCCTATGGAATATCGATAACTCGTGGTACGGGTACATCGACGAGTTCAAGTACACCATTGGGCTCGCCGGACTTACCGGTTTCGGTGTCGGGTGTTGCCGGCCTGAACTGTTGCCGGACGACATCGCTGAACTACCCGGCACCACCGATCGCTTCAGCCCGAACTATGGTAATTACGTTCACTTGCCGTCAGCATCGATTGTGTGCTTCCTGCCCGCTCACTACATTGATTTGCAGGCTCCGGGCACCGGCAACGATGCGTTTTTGACCCGAGTGGTGATCAGTTCGACGCAGTCTGGTAACTCCGTCCTCGCTAAGGCGTTCCGGAACGGCGGTAGCGAACTGGCCGGCGTGTTTGTGGACAAATACCAGGGCAGTAATTGCCTACCTGACGGGTCCGGCCGACCGAACAGTAGCGATAGCCTGCCCGGCACGCTACCAGATTCCGGTGGCATCTTTGCCAGCCGCCCCCTTCACTGGCCGGTATCAGCTATTGGCGTAAGCGGTACTCTCCGCAGCCCGTTTAGCTACTGCAATTCAACGGTGCTGAATCCGGCTGCTACGACGCCCGCTAACAACTACGGCGGGGTGTGGGCGCTGTGCCAGAGTCGCGGTAGCGACTGGTACCCCGTGCCGATGTGGACCCGGACCCATTTAGGGTATTTGGCCCTGGCGCACGCTCAGGCGTTGCTGGATACGGGCGGCACGCCCGTGGCTAACGCTACCGCCAATGCGGCTTGGATGGACACCGCCCCTTACGCGCCGAAGGGTAACAACAATAACGGCTCGGATGTAAACAAGACGAGCTTGGTGTTTTCCCGTACCGATATTGGCGGTACCGCTGTGGTTAGCGGTTTTGCCGGCGAAGCCAGCCGAGCGTTTACCGGTGCGGCGCGGATTGGTACTTTGTCGGCCGTCGAACACACCACGCATAACGGGCAGCTATGTGGCATCGTGGACGTAAACGGCAACCAGTGGGATATTACACCCGGCCTCACCAACAACACGGGCACGAATGCGGGGTATAAGGCATTTAGCGACCTGGACGACTACACAACGGTGTCAAGTAACGCCGGTATTACCGGTGCGGCGAACGTGATCTCGTTGGCGGTCGACGCAGCGGATGATGGTGTGTGGTGGGGCAATGATAATGCGTGGATTTACTTGGTACCGAATGCGGGTGGAACGTATCACCCCTCCTCGACATGGGCGGCGAACGCCACTCGCAAGGCTATGGCGGAATTTGGTTTGCCGCGTCAAGCGGGAACCAGTCTGACTCAGACTTCTACAAACATCTTTGGTGGTGACGGCTTGTATCGAGCTCACAGGTCCGACTTGCTCCCGCTTGTCGGCGGTCTCTGGATCCTCGGCGCCCATGCCGGCTCCTTTGCGGTGTTTCTGAGCGACCCGTCCGGTGGCTCTGGCCAGCCCGTCGGCGGGCGGTCTTGCCGCTTACTTTTAGCCTAAACTTGTGCTAGAATTTTGATAGAAATTCCAAACCATGTCAGAAACTCCTCTTACCCGCAAAGACGACTCGTACCTACTTTGCGAAAAGCAGTGCAGGGAACTGTGCAAATATCTCAATGTAATCACTTTAAACATGCCGAGGTACGAAAAACACATCTTATCGGCCAAGATGCGCGACTGCGGATATACCATGCTCGAGCTAGCTGTCTCAGTCCGATTAAAAGCCCATAAAAAGACCGACCTTACTAAGTTCAAGGTACAAAAAGAGTTACTCAAAAACCTCCTACAACTATCTTACGATTGCGGGCACATCGACCTGAAAAAATACCGAACAGCCAATAACATCCTTACTGGCGTGGGAAAACGGCTTAGCCCGTTTCTCTCCGCTAGCGAGGCAGGTTAAACTCCAATGCTCCCGCATGTCGGCGGTAACTGGAACAACGGCGCCCATGCCGGCTCCTTTGCGGTGAATCTGAACAACACGTCCGGTAACTCTAACCAGAACGTCGGCGGGCGGTCTTGCCGATTTGAGCACATCCACCCCCAAGATGTATGGTTACGGCTGTACACCGTGTGGTGCTCAAAGGTGGAGAATAGTCTGGGGAACTTGTTCCCAAACTACTATGGCACGGGGATTTTAGTACCCTAATTTCGGCGAGGATCTTCCCGTGCCCCAAAAAATTAACGGAACCTGGGAGCAAATCTGCACGTTTGAATCGTTATATACCGCGTGGCGTGAAGTGAAACGTGGGAAGTCGGAACGAGGTTTGGTTCTTCGGTATGAGAACGACCTTGTAACCAATCTCGAACGTGTCCTTGAGTCTCTACGTGATGGAACATACCAGCCCAAACCTCATTACGAATTCACGCTCCGCGACACAAAAGCCCGTCTGATCCACGCCCCGCACCTCGAAGACCGTATCGTGCAGCACGCCGTGTGTAATGCGATCCGGATCCCGGTACAAAACAAACTCATTCACCACACCTACTCCTGCCTGATCGGTCGCGGAGTACACAAATGTTCCGAGCAACTATCACACTACCTTTCAACCGGTCGATACAAATATTACGTCAAGGCCGACATAAGTAAATTTTTCTACAGTATCGATCACGACCGGTTAATGGATGAGGTCAGGCGGGTGTTCAAGTGCCAAAAAACTATTTCCATTCTTGAGTTGTTCGTCCGAATTAACGGTACAGGGAAAGGTATTCCGATCGGCGCCAGCACCAGTCAAATCCTCGCCAACCTTGCCCTCAACCCCCTCGACCACCATGCGAGACGGGACCTAGGCATCGACACGTACCTCCGCTACTGCGATGACATGGTGGCCGTATTTAAGACTCGCGACGAGGCGATTGATTCGTTGGCTGGCATTGAACATCGTCTTAACGGGCTCGGCCTCGCTCTCAACCCTCACAGTCACATCGGTCCGTGTTCGGCAGGCATCGATTGGGTTGGATACAGGCACTGGTCCGGGTACAGGTTAATACGAAAATCTACGATACGTCGGATACGCAACCGCCTCCGTAAAGGTTCCTTGGACCACGAAGCCCTCGCGTCGTATCTAAGTCATGGTCTCGGCACCGCAAGCCTCCAGTTCCTATGTCAACTGTGTTCACAGTGCCGCGCACACTACATCTCCAAATGGCTCGAAAAACGTTGAAAGCACTATATAACAAGTAGCACCTGTGACACATGCCAACCTCAGCAAAGCCCAAATCGCCGCGTGGAGAGAATGGGCCCGAAAGCAGCAAACTGCTTTCGGAGGTAACGGAAAACCCGTCACCGGAAGTAGCGGAAACGGCGGACTGCGGGAATCCGGATACCCCGGGGACATCCGTCCCCGATCCAGCCGCCCCACCGGCTGCAGTAGTTGCCGACGTCTCCGGTGACAACACGGGTACACATAGCGTTCCCACTCTGAGTCCGTCCGACCGCAAGCTCGCCGATCGTATGACGCGGGATATTGCGAGGCACTTGGGGCTCGGAGGTAGCTCTCGATCCGTCCGTATCTGATACCCGTGTTCAATACCGAGGCCGAGAAATCCATCCTGGCGGAGTCGCTACGTAGGGCAGGCGACCCGGACGCGGTTGTCGAGTGCCTCGAATACATCCTGGAACACCATACGCCCTTTGCATTGTATGTCGCCACGGCCGACCGCTCCAGTTGTATGTGGATCTTTGATCCGGATACCGTGTACGAGATGTTGGGGGGCGAGGACATCCATGATAAGACGTTTCGCTCCGTATTCACGGATGATATTGAACGGGGCCAGGGGATATTATTCTATGTCCTCCGCAAAGTCGGCCCAGCTATGGTGATACGCCTCAGTGACGCATCTCTCCGCGACGTCTTGGATCAGCTAACAATTCCCTCTTAGTTCTCGACCGGCACGTAAGTAATAGTAACCGTAACAACCGATTCAGCCCCGCTCTTGTTTGTTACATTGGCATATATTTCGGGTGCAGCAGGTACCTCATCGTTCCAGCCTACGATACCCGGAGCCAACGAAGTACTAAGATCGAGATTTGTAGTCACCACCTCAGCAATCACCCCGCTATTGGCGTCAGCCGATGTACCCTCGGCTCTGCCGGCATCTGCGGTACGGCTGGCCACATCGGTGTAGAGTATCACCCTAGCGGCAACGCTAGTAGCAATTTTCAGTAACAGTAGTCCACGTGCGGCAGGAATCGTTATATCGGCCGAAGCTGCATCGGCAATACTGGATGTT